ATTGTTAAGAGTCCACGCCAATTCCTGACGCGCGGTGTGTTCATAAGCTACGTAGCCCTACTGTACACCGCATGGTTTCTGTACAGACCATCGCTCTCGTCATTCATGAATGCCCTCGCCGTGTCATTGGCAGCCACTTTGGCGTACTACAGCCGGTGGGGTCCAGAGAAGACCCTCCCCATGCACGCACTGCTGAACATGTTTATTCTCGTCTCTGGTAAAAAGTTTGTAGATACACAAACATTCGTGACACTTTTCTTGGGTCTTTTTTATTTCATGTTTCGTGAAAAAATTTATAATTAACCCCCAGACGTCGAGGTTCATTGTTTTGATTATACGATGTACATTTACGTTCTAGAATTACAATATGGTAATTATTACGTTGGTAGAACCAGTGATATACAGGGGCGTGTAAAATCACACTTTGATGGTACAGGTTCTTCCTGGACCCAAAAATATAAGCCTGTACGATTAGTTGAAACCATTGAAAATGTCGACGCATATGACGAAGACAAGGTCACACTTAAGTACATGGAATTATATGGAATAGAACATGTGCGAGGTGGTTCATTTTCTAGAATAAATTTAACGCGCGAAGAACAGAAAACATTGACACAAATGCTTCGCGGACATCACGATCGGTGTTTTAGGTGTGGCGAAGTTGGACATTTCGTTGCAGAATGTTCGTCAAATGCGTATGAGTCGTGGACGATTGAAGAAGATGACCGACTTCGTGATGAAATGAGGAGTGGTATGTCCTTGAATGAGATGTGCGAAAAACATGGTAGAACAAAAGGTGCTATTCGGTCGCGAATGAAACGTTTTGAAAATTCCCTCGTTGAACCACTTTTATCAGATGCCGAAGAAGATTCTCCATGTTGGTGTTTGTAATAAAAAAAAATTATAATTAAATAGTAACATGGTACACATCATCGGTGCCGGACCCACTGGCATGGCCTTGGCGTGGGAACTTCGACACGCGGGTCAGGACGTGACCATATACGAACGCAAACCATCCGCCGGGGGGTCGTGGTGGGAACCCGACCTCTCCAAGCGCGACCTCCACGCCCATCGCATTCTCTTCGACAACGCGTGGGTGAATGCGCGTAATCTCATGAAAGAGATGGGCATTCCGTGGACGGACCTTTTCGAGAGACACGCTGACGACGTGTTCCCGTACATGTTTAAAACGTTCAAATTCAAAGATTACTTGGCACTCCTCACCCTCCCGTTCGTGGCGAGACGGGACCGCACGCTTAAGGACGTTCTCAAGGGTCGCATGTCACCCACAGGGGAAAAGTTCATGGAGCACCTGCCCCTCATCATCGATGGCGTCACGTGGGACGTGATGAGTTCGTACGAAATGTTAGAGAGTTTCAATCACGTCACATTTTCCAGGCAGTGGACGCAAAAGGTTTCGGGAAAAGTCATGGGTGACCGCATGCAGGAAGCGCTCGAAGCCGCGGGCGTGCGTTTCGTGTTCAACAAGGAATTAAAACACCTTGAAATGAGCGACGATGGCTACGTGGCCACGTTCTCCGATGATTCGCGTCTCACGGATGACCTCCTCGTCCTGTGCGTGGACCACAGCCCCGCCATTGAGCTCGTGGGTGATAACTGGGGTCCCGATGCCCAGAGACAACTTAGAGACACGACCTATGGGTGCATCAATATCCTCATGGACTACCCCACGGGTGCCCCCGCACTCAAGGATGACCTCGAAATCGCCGTGAACACGCCGTGGAAGCTTCAACCACGGGTGTTATCCGATGGCAAGACCCTGTCGTGTGTGATATGCAACCTCACGGAGGACATCCTGACGACGAATCCAGAGACTCTTAAAACGGGTGTCCTCGAACAACTGGGCGTGCCCGCGCCCGAGACTGAACCACGCGTTGGATGGGGCTCGACGTGGGATGGCGAGCGTTGGCAATTCCATCAAAGTTCGGGGACGTTGAGTTTAGAGGGACAGCTTCCGTTCTATGGTCGATGTCCTCGCGTGGCCTTGTGTGGCATGATGTCCGAACGGGCGACGCCGTACGCCTCCCTCGAAGCCGCGGTGGAAGTCGCGCGTCGTTTCAGTCACGAAACGTACGGCACGCGCACCCCGCTTCAACCATTTCGTTTGTCTAGTTTTTTGATTTTATTACTTATAGTTTTTGTCGTGTTAATAATTAAAAGGAATGCATAGATTTCGTGGAATCATTCATCAACCCATGTACGAACACAACGATAAAAAGTACCTACGCATTCGTGTCCCCCCTGAAGTGGCCCAATACATCACACACATGGAGGCCATGAATGCCTACAAACTTGCCAAAGATGCCTACCTGTACGAGGATTTTTTCAACGACACGCTCGTTGTGAAAGTGCCTTTCCGGTACCGGCGCGTGACGTGTGCAGTGACAGGGAACAAACCCATACAGGAATTGGTCATGGGTGACGTGGTCCAGGTCGAGATTGAATACACTGGCGCGTGGACCGCGGGAAATTATACCGGACACTCGTGGAAAATTAAAAATATTGACACCTAGTAGTATGGTGTCAAACACGGAAAACAACTTCAACAATTTGAACCTGACTCCTGAGCAAAAGAAAAACTACAGGAACAAGTTCGTAAACGCGCGCACGCAGAATGAGAAGGAGCGAGTGATAAGGAATGCGAAGAGTGCATCACGAAAAAATAACAATATCAATGTCATGCAGCGCGTGCAGGGCATGAACAGGCGTGACATACAAGCTGTCGCCGAGGTCGCGAACAACGCGGCGGGTATCGTCGCCAAACTGATTCGCGGGGGGTACGGCAACGACGCCATGGCTGTGCTCGTGTTCGGCTTGACGCGTCTCGTGGGCAGTGACCGCCTTCTTGGGAATGCGATTCGAAGTCTTCCCTACATGCGCCCGTCCACCTCGGCTCGTGGTCCCGTAAACTACGCGTTTAAGATTGCATTGTTTGAGTTGCAAAAATATTTCACAAAGGTTCAAGTGCCGTATTTAGAAATTCGCGAACGCATGCTGGCGACGTATGGTCCCGCCCGTGCGTCGGCTTTTGGTCGACTCATGGACACTGCAGTCCTAATCCTCACGTTCGTGTACCTCGCGGTGCGCATTGGTCGATTTTCGGATGAACTCATGGACGTCGTGCGCCCCTCGCTCAGTGAACTCTACAAGAGAATTCAAGACAAAAAATTAGTGGCAACGGCTATCGGTGGTGTACTCACGTTTTACGTGCAAATGGCACAGCAACAAATGTTATTAAATAGACAAACTATAGGTTTTCTGCTAGAACTCGTGTCTAGAGAATTCATTAAAAGGAAAAATCCGACACAAACCCAGGTGAACGCGGCGATTCAAACCATCAGCGATGCCCTTCAAGGCATGCGCATACAGGGTACGGTGGCGCCACAGCGTGCCATCAACTATGTGCGAGAAAATTCACCTCCCCCTAATGCGAGAGTGCCACCACCCATAGTCACCAGTCCAGGTGGGACACGAATTCCGATGGGAAACTTCGAAACCCCACCCGCGTCTCCGCAACGCATTCGCGCCAGGTCAACGAATGGCAACTTCTACTCGTTCACGCGCAATCAATGGAGCCGACTTTCAAACGTGCAAATGGCGACGTCGCCGCGTAACCCCGTGGTGGTCCTGACTCACGATGGAAAAACAAAGTATGCCCTAAAATCTAACCTCCGCACCACTAGATAAAGTCCCTCGAGACTACTGGTCATTAATAAATTAAAGTTATGTCTCTTTAATTTATGAGTGATGTTGACGAGAAGTGGGTACATCGTGAAAGATGGTCCACTCTCTGAAATAAAAAAAGAGTTGACGGTAAGACCCGAGGTCAATGGAGACTTTGGATTTCCCCCTCCACCTTTTAAAGTTTATCGAAAAGCTAAGAATGGAGTGTGCGTTCCAAGATTCTACGGAGTTGATAAGTTTGGAGCTCCCCGAGAGGACCGCCGCCCCGAACCGGTTCGAACGGGAATCACATTCGCGGGAACCCTCCGAGACACCACGCATCAGAACGCCGCACTTGCTGCAGCTCTCAAAGCAGGTCACGGAGTTCTTTCGCTTCCGTGCGGCTATGGCAAGACCACCGTGGCCTTGGCCATAGCGTGTAAACTGGGATACAGAACCATGATTGTCGTGCACAAGCAGTTTCTCGCGGACCAGTGGAAAGAGCGCATACGACAATTCTGTCCAGGGGCGACCATAGGTGTGGTGCAGCAGAACAAAAAAGAGACGGACGCGGACTTTGTCATCGCCATGCTCCAATCCCTGTCGCTCAAGGAATACGATTACACCGACTTTGACACCATAGGCACACTCATCGTCGACGAGGCCCATCACATCTGTGCCAAAGTGTTTTCACAGAGCCTGTTCCGCATGTGTCCTAAACACGTGTTCGGTCTCTCGGCAACCCCGGAGCGAAAGGATGGGCTCACGAAGGTGCTCCATTGGTTCATGGGTCCAACATTTTTCGCCGTCGAGCGTAAAAACCAGGCCCAGGTGGAGGTGTTCCCCGTCAGGTACGACCATGGATTGTTTAAAAACCCCCCACCGTGTACGAGATTTGGTAAAGTGTCCCTCGTGAACATGATCACCGAACTCGTGGAATCTCGCGATAGGAATAGGATGCTAGTAGAGCTCATCAAAAGAGCGTCGGCGGGCACGAGACAACTCCTCGTTCTGAGCGACCGTAGGCAACACTGCGAGATGCTCCACCAGTGTTTTCCCAAAAATTCGGGTCTGTACATGGGGGGCATGAAGGAGAAAGACTTGCAGGAATCCTCGACGAAGAAAATCATCTTCGCGACGTTTTCACAAGCCCACGAGGGGTTAGACATCCCCACGCTCGACACCGTGATTCTCGCCACCCCAAAGTCGGACATACAACAGAGCATCGGACGTATCATGCGAGAGACCAAGGGAAAGAAGAACAATCCGCACATCTACGACATCAGCGACCAGTGGAGCATGTTGACGGCGATGTGGTACAAACGCCTCAAAGTCTACAAAGCCGGGGGATTTAAAATTCATGGCAAGTGCGAAGACGAGCGCCCAGAATTCCCACAGGGAAAATGTTTATTTATAGTATAACGATGTCTGGGGCATTGATTTCTCTCGTGAGTAAGGGTGCACAGGACGTGTACATCTCCAACGACGAGAGTGACGTGTCCTATTTCCGAATGAAGTACACGAGGCACACGAATTTTTCGCAAGCGCCGAAACACATCGCCACCCTCGACGAGAACACGTGGAATTTTAAGATTCCCTCGGATGGGGACATCATCAACGGTCTCTGGGTCGAGGGTCACGTGGCGGCGAACGTGTTTTTTGAATCCACCATCGACCTGTACGTGGGTGGGCAAAAGGTGGACAGCCAGCCGTTTGAGTACCTCTCTGACATATGGACCATTTATTTGGCGGACACGTACACGAAGAGCACGCAGATTAATAATAAAATTTCAGACACCGACACAAACTTTCTTCCGTTCCACTTCTTTTTCTGCGACCACCGCGCGTTCCTCCCGCTCTGTGCCCTGGCCTATCACGAGGTCGAGGTCAAGGTGAACTTCAAGGCGGCAAACTTCACCGCCTATGGACGCACCGCGCCGCAGCGACGGTTGAAAGTGTACGCGAATTACACCTATCTCGACACGAGGGAGAGAGAGGCGATGATTCAGCGACCCATGGACCTGCTCATCACGCAGGTGCAACATTTCAACACATCACTCAGCGCGGTGAATGACAATCGCACCGAAGAGGGGGGGTACAACGTCATCGACCTCTCGGTGTTAAATCACCCAGTGAAGTCTTTATTTTTTGGATTCCAAGCTCTCAGCGAAGACGAGCAGACCGATAGGTTCACTTTCCTCAACGCGGACATCCAGTTGAATGGCCAACCTTTGCTCGAAAAAATGACGCCGACGTATTTTCACACCGTACAAAACTACATGAAGTCCACGTACGGTGCTTCAAGTTTCCAGAATGAAAATTCAAACCCCTACTACACCAGATTCTTCGTCTATCACTTTGGCCTCAACGCTTCAGAGTACTTCCCCAACGGCACGACAAATTTTTCCAGACTAGACTCAGCGAAGCTCATCCTTCGAGGCACGGAGAAAGGGTCGGCGAGACCGAGTGACCAGGACCTGAAAGTGGTTGCGTTGTCCTATCAGGTGCTTCGAATAAGAGATGGAATGGGTGGAATTTTATTCGGTAGTTAAAGTAGAATATGGTGTTCTTAGGGAGTCGAGGTAAATTCGACCAAGTCACCCTCGTTCGCTTGGACCCCCAACGTCCCACAGAGGACAGCACGGGACAGGTCGAGCAGAACATTTTCACGGGTGACTTGGAAGCGTCCAACGTCTTCACGAGTAACATTGGTATTTCAAACTTGTATCCGACGCACAACTTTGACCTGGGTTCAAACCTGTGGATGAATGTAGAAGGACCGACGACACTCAGTGTGAGAAAATTAGCCCTCTTCGAACAGGCGCTCGTGTCGACGCAATTCGGGGTGAACACGACCGCACCGATTTTTCCATTTCAGGTGAACGACACGACGAAGAGAGTTTTCGTGGACAACGCGGGTCAGGACCTTTTCAACGTCGAAGGAAACGTGTCGTGTGAGAACATCATCGTCTCTCAGGGCATATCTGCCGAAGGTGACTTGACGCTCACGGGGAACATCGTCGCGACGAAGATTACCATTCAAGAGGGTTTAGAATTTGGCTCAAACATCGTCATCGATGACGTCGGCGACCCAGTGCTTGGTATCACCGGGAACGTCGATACCACGGGGGACATGACCATCGTTGGAAACCTGTACGTGAATGGAAACGTGTACATCACGGATACGTCCATCTATGCGAGACAGGACAACCTGTCGGTGACCAACGCCATTCTTGAAGTGGGTGCTGGTAACGACACGGGCACGTTCGACACCGCGGTGCTTTTCCACCAAGACCCCTCGAATGTGTTCATTGGCTATTTCCCAGGTATCGGTGGCGAAGAATTGAAGATAGGGCGAACCATCACCGGTCCGGCGGACGAAAACATCGTCGTTCTGGAAGATGCCAACGTGGACGTGCGCGTCTATGGGAACGTGTACACATATCACAACATTGGCGCGGCAAACATTAATCCCGTGCACAATCTAGACGTCGGTGCGAACCTCTGGGTGCACGACACCGCCTCGAATGTGCTTCACGTCACGGGCAACGTCTACATGGACCGCGCGACGTTCGGACATGGCTTTAACTTGGGTGCAAACGTGGTGGTGGATGATTCGGCGTCGAACATTTTCCAAGTCAACGGACGCGCGGCGTTCACGACACTTTTTGCGACTGAACGCATAGGCATAGCGAACACGAACCCCTCGCACACGTTGTGCATTGGGTCAAACATTCACATGCATGAAACCGGGGCGAACCTGGCCGTGTTTCACGGCAACGTGGTGAGCCACAACATCATGACGCAGAATAGATTAGGTGTCAGGGTGTACAGCCCTGATGAACCTTTGCACGTCAACGGCGACGTGCGCTTGGGTGGCAAGAGTGGGGTCGACGCGAACTCGGACACCACCATCAAGTCCACGGGAGGCATCGTCGTGCACGCCGACGACTTTGGGTCGGATAACAGCCTCACACTCAAGTCTGGGTCAGTCTCCGCCAACGTGAGTAGCATAGAGGTGTCGTCCGGGGCCACGGATAGGACAAAGCAATATATTAGATTAAAAACTAAAAATACCGACAGGGTCGTCATCAATGAACGCGGCATGGTCGGCATCGCGAACACCTCACCGTCGGCCAATCTCACCATCGGTGGCAGCGTCCAGGTCGTGGGAAGTAACGTGTTCGACGTGGGCGACGTGTGGGGAACGGACAAGACCACGCTCCGCTCGGTGGTGAACCCCTCCCTCGGATTTACAAATTTGCAAAGTCGCGTGCCGTCGGGGAAAGCATTCAACATTCACGTCAGCTCATCGGCAGCCATGGGTAATCCTAAAATGACCATACTCGAAGCTGGAAGCGTCGGTATCGGGACATCCACGCCACAACCCCGGGGACTGCAAGTCACTGGAAATGTCTTCATCAATAGCCAAGTCACGGCGAGAAATAATTTTTATCACGAAAGTTGTCCACTCACGGTGACGAATTCAATCTTAGCGAACACGCCGGATAGCATGCAACCCGTGATTCAATTGTGCCGCGATTCGACGGCTCTGTCGAGTTACGGGGCTCGCGCCGCCCTCGCGCTTGGTAAACACGTCGTCGAGGGGAGCACGTCAAAAACGCGCATGGACGTGACTTTAGCGAACGACGACTACGCCGTCTCGAACGTCATCATGACCTTTCTCTCGTCCGGGCTCGTGGGCATCGGGACCCACACACCCCAAAGTAAGTTGGAGGTGCGCGCGTCGGGCTCTGCGAACCCACAGACAAATAGTATTCTCGTGTACAACGCAAATGACATCCCCAATCAGGATGCCATCGTGTGCATGGAAGTCAATGACGACACGAGCGACGCCCTCACGAGTTACAAGGTATCCACCGGAGCCACCACTGGGTGGTCGTCTGGTGGTTCATTTTCGGACAATGGAAAGTATAAAATTGCAAATCACGCCGGAGACCTGAACGAGAACACGCGCATGGTCATCGACAGCGTCGGCAATGTGGGCATCAACGTCGACACGCCGTCGTACAAGCTTCAAGTCGATGGTGATGTGGGCATAGGTAATAAACTTGTTTTTAAAGGTGTCACGGCGGGTGCCGATACCAGTGACCAGTCATTCATTCAGGAAAAAGCCTACGGCACCGAAGGCCGCACGGAGTTGGTGTTGTTCAAGACGGACAACGCCGCAGCTTCCACGGGTCCTGACCAAATTCGACACATCGCGGCGAGACATGTGTTTAACGTGTACAATCCAGTCGAGCTTCCTATCAGTAGCACTGACATTGATAATATATTGTCTGATACCGCCGACATTGAAGCCATCAACTATTTTTCGAAACCCGTCATGAGCGTAGAACGCGAGCGTCGCGTGCTCATCAACTCCGTGGAAGACGACCTCGCCGCGGACACGCGTCTGTACGTCGAAGGGAACATTAAAATCATAGACAATCGCTTTTTAGATTTGGGCAAGATGCACGTCCTCACGGAGACATCCTCTGGTAAAAACGTGCTCAAGACGCTCGAACAGAGTGACCTTTCGGTGCGTTTCGGCGAGACTGGGGATTTCGAACGCGTGCGCTTTTCGAACGATGGCACCAACCTCATCAACGCGGGTTCGAGTGCAATCACGCCCACGCATGCGTTGCACGTCCACGACGACACCGAAGACGACGTCACTCTTTTGAACGTGCAGTCACCCGCGGGTGCGAGCGCGTCCAAGTACACCGCCATACAAGTCACCACGGACAGTGGCTACGGCGCGTTCTTGAGAGCACAGAAGGGTGCGTCGAACAGCGTGGTGCTTGGATACTTGAATAACGGCACACAGGTTGACGGACTCTACGTCGGCGAAGACGGTCGCGTGGGTGTCGGCACGTCCAAACCCGCCGCATCGATTCACGTGTACGATAGTAACATCTTAGTGCACAGCAGTACGTCCAATGCTCTCATGGAATTTAAAACATCCGGTGGGACGTCGAACATTTACATGAACTCGCTTGACAACGACATGTACATGTATCCCGCCGGTGGTAACGTGGTCGTGCAGGGTTCACTCACGGTGCAAGATGACATCGCCTTTGGTGGGCGCATCGAATTCGGTGATGCCGTGGGTATTAACATCGCCACGCCTCAGACGACGTTACACGTCAACGGTGGGACCATCATCAACTCGGACCAGGTATCTCGAAAAACGTACAGCTCTACGTTCAGTGTGCTCGACACCGAGGGGAAAAATATCATCCTCACGTTTGGAAATGGAGCGTTTTACGCGAAAATTACCGCCATTCTGAGATATGCGTCGGATGGTCGGTACTTGAGCACGATGGTCTTGGAAGCCCAGGGTGGGCACACCACGAACACGACGACGTCAAATATTCCAATCGCCATAGGTACGAAGAACATCTTCTCGGGAACGAATCCGTATCCTTGGAGTGACGTGGTCACGTTGACCCCGACGACGATTCAGATGACACCCTACAACGTCACGCCCCTGGGGGGTCTTGCGCAGACTGCGTATTACTATGACTTTTTCATCGAACTCACAACGTCTAGGGGGGGTCGTCTTCTAAACGTCAAGGCAAACACCGCGACGAAAGCATCGTACACCTATTAAACAACTTTGCCAGGAGGGTTATGTATCCTCATGGGAGAGTTTATACTTCACATGCCATCTAAAAGTGCCAAAATAACAACTCCGACGATGAAGAAAAGAATGACGTAATTGCATTCCGTTTCCTCCATCATGGGAACACGTTCTGGGACTCGAACTTTAACCTTTTCTTGAGTGGGGCGCGTCACCACACTTTCCTCAATGGGGCACATACTCAATGCCATCATCTTCCTGTGTTATATTACCTAAAGATTTATTTCTGTCTTCTTCTTTCGTCCACGACGCTTCGGTGCGGCTTTTTCCTGGACATCCACCTCCTTGATGTCCTCGTCCTCCTCCTCCTCCGCTGCAGTGACGATGTCCGAGATGTCATCCGCGTCCTCGACGTCTTCCTGAAGCGTTTGCGGTGGTTCGACATTACTGCTCATTGGCGGCGGTGGGGGCATCATGATGTTACCCATGAGGCTGCTGATGTCGATGCCCGGACCTTGCATCTCGTACGCACCATTCGGGGGCGGTTGCGGCGCGTTCCGCGGTATCGCGTTTTGCACGGCGCTCACCATGCTCTGTTGCAAGCCAGGGTTTTGCTTTAAGACATCTTGTAAGTTTGGAATCGCCGCCTTGAACATGCTGTTCGTGAGGTGAAACATCATCGCAGAACCACCCACCATCATCACGAGTTTGAGTTCCGGTGCGACCTGCATCTTCTGTCCGTATTTCACGTGCAACTCCTCGAACACGCCATCGTAGTCGTCCAAGTTTTCCATGATGCTCTCAGACCAGCCGTCGAGTTGAAGTTCGAAGGGGTTGTACTTTTTGTTGGCCCATTCCAAACCCGTGATGGTCGCCATGAGCGCCTTTCGAGAAAACTTGATGCTCTGGTCGACGTCGATGGTGTACGTCACGCGCTTGTACTCGGTGCGCAACTCCTCGATGGGGCTGTACGCGTTGAGACGCTTGTTCACGTTGAACCCCTTACGTTCGAGTCTCGCCAACTTGTTCAGGATGTCCAACTTTTCGGCATCGATGGAGTCGTATCCCTCAGAAGGCTTTTCCTGTTGGTATTGTGGTTCAGGCGGACCCTCGTCGTAGTCGACGTCGTAGTCCACCTCCTCGTCGTCCATGTATTCCTCAGCCCGCGAAGGCGGTGGGCGCGGGGCTGATTGCTTGTTCGGATTCACGAACGCGTCGATTTCTTCCTGGTGGTATTGTTGTTGCACCACGCGCGGGCGACCGGGTCTCGGCACCCGTCGCGGTTGCGGGGTCGAGATTTGAATCTCGTCCATGAGTCGCTGTTCGCTGTCATCGAGTTTCATGACATTAGTTTCACCTCGGTCCAGTACGATTTCTCCGTCCATCTAATGTATTACTTTAAAAGTAATTGAATTCTTTAACGCACTTTATTTTCTCAAGATACAATATAATGTTTAACCTCAACAAGACCAACCGCCGCGCTCTGACGAGCATCGCCATCCTCATCGTCCTCATCTTCATCGTGATGAGCGTGCGCAGTACGTACGAGCCGATGCCCCTGGTCATCAAGGCGAAGAACGAAAAGAATTTGTTCGACCTTCCGTACGATTTGAAGTGCGTCGCGGGCTCTGGTGTGGAGGGCGAGAGCACCTACTCCATGCGCAAGCCGGGTGGTCTGTGCGGCGCCGAAAAGTTGGTGCGCGAACAAGCGGACTACGAAATTATCTAAACGTACATTAATATAAGAGATGGCTCTGGTCACGTCCAACGCGACGATTCCCGACCTCGACTACGAGTATCACACGATCACCTTGGATAGCGTGGGTCAGGACAGCGCCAACACCTTCACCGCGCACTTACAAAACCCACTGCGTAACGTCGTGCAAGTGCGACTCTTGGGCGCGCACATCCACTCTAACGTAGAAACCGAACACGTGTACCTGTCTATCGATGAATTGGACACGCACTTCAACGACCGCGCCGCCATTCCCGGCACGTCGAACGTGCACACAGGACAGGGGAACATCTCGATCGTGCGAAGCGCCTTCGCGAGCATCATCACCGATGGGAATCAACTCATCACGTTTAAAGATGACTACCCCATCGCAGTGCAGTACATCGACCCAATTCGTCGAATCGACAAGTTGACCGTTCGCATTTTAAATCAACTAGGGACCACCATCAAGAATTCATCAACGAGTGATGGTAATAATTTTTTCGTCCTCCGCTTCGTGTGCAGACGACCGAATCTTTAATTTTTCTCAAGGTAAGGTAAAGTACGATGTCCGCGGGCATCACTCAACTCGTGTGCCTGGGCGCTCAAGATGAATGGATCTCGAGCGAACCAGAAATGAGTCATTTTTCGGCAACCTATCAGCGACACACGCCGTTCGCACAATCCGTGGAAAAGCAGTACATTCAGGGAGCCGTTCGTTCGAATTCGTATTCGTCCATCACGCTCGGGAAGAATGGTGACATGTTGGGCTACACCTTTTTCACCGTGGACGATGGCACCCAGACTCTTGAAATTTCCGACTGGACGCAACTCATCAAAAGCGTGGATTTAGTCGTGGGTGGTCAAGTCATCGACTCACAGAGCTCCTTGTTTTCTCAAAACGTCGCACTGGATATGTTGGCAAAAAACACCACCAAGAGTGCGCTCGGCCCAGGTGGTCGCACGTCGTGGTTCTACCCCCTTCGCTTCTTCTTCTGTGAAGCCCTGGAGAGCGCCCTCCCGGTGTGTGCTCTCGGCTACCAAGACGTCGAGCTGCGCATTCGTTGGGGTCCTCTCGCAGGAAACTACACGTGGGAGTGTCACAGTAATTATTATTTCCTGGGTGAACTCGAACGCAAACAAATCGCCGAACAAACAATCAACATGCTCATCTATCAAATTCAAGAAAGCGAGGCGTCGCACGAACTCACACAGGAGTTAACCTTCAATCACCCCGTGAAGTTCATCGCCAGCGCGAACGCCGTGACCGATACCACGCTCACGACGGCGTCGAACCGCATCAAACTCTCCGTCAACGGCGTGGACTTGTCCGCGTTCAAGTGGGCGAGACCACACTTTTTAGACGTCAGTGCGTATTACCACACGCTCTCGGTGACGTCACCCGATGTGTTCATGCACAGCTTCGCGAACAACACGGCGTCGTTGCAACCTACGGGGACCCTGAACTTCTCTCGCGTCTCGTCGTTTAAAATACATTCCGAGAGCCAGACGCTCATCGATAAAATTTATGCATGTTCCTATAACATTTTCACCATACAAAATGGTATCGGTGCTCTTCGATATGCAAATTAAAATACTAGGTAATATCAAATGGTGAAGAACCTTAATACCGTGGAACGCGGCGAGAAAGTTCGCATTGGTAAAATTCAACCGAGTACTCAGGCTGGGAACACCATCATCGTGAACGCTTCGGACACCATAGTACACGCTCCACACGCGGGGATTTTCGTGTCACCCGTGAGATACGACGCGACGTCTACGACCAACGTTTTGGCGTATAACACCGAGACGAATGAAATCGTAAGCACACAGGTTGTGAGCATCGATAAAAGTCTGCAGTACGTGACCGAAACCGGGAACAGCACGACAGAGGTGGTGCAGTTATTAGGCGGTGCCGTGTTTAGCACTCTCACGGGCTTGGGTGGGAATGTGTACGTCGACGACACTGGGACCACGGGCAACGTCTTCTATGCGAAGGGTAACGTGGTCATCGACGGGAACCTCGTCGCCTACGGCGAGACCACGTTCATTTCGTCCAAGAACATTTCAATCACGGACCCAATCATTGAATTGGGTCAGAATAACGTGAACGATGCGTTGTCGTACGACCTCGGTCTGATTTTGAACAGACCCTCGGAAAACGTGGGTGTGGTGTACATGGAAGATAGAGATGAATTCGTGGTGACGTACACGTCCAACACGGCATCCGATAGATTCATCGAAACCTCGGAGAATCTCATCACGATGAACGTCGTGGGTGATGTCTACTCGAACGCATACTTTGGCGATGGACGCACCCTCACGGGCGTGGCACACAAGGCCCATCTCGAAGATAACGTCACGCGCATCGAAATCTTAGAGACCGATGCGGCGTCCAATGCCATTCGAATGTCCAATCTCGAAACGCAAATGTCCTCCAACGGTATTAGAGTTGGGAACTTAGAATTAAATTTAGCATCAAACGCCGTTCGAGTCGGTACACTCGAATACAATCTCCTCAACAATTCGCAGAGGATTTCCACGCTGTACACCTATCACGCATCGAACGTGATTCGCATTCAAAATTTAGAAAGTAATCTCGCAGAGAACGTGTACGTGCGCATCAGCGACCTCGAGAGCAATCTCGCGGATAACAGCAACAGAATCACCACTCTGAGCGCGCGCCTGGCAGACAATAGTTTCAGGATTTCCGTGAACACCGCAAACATCGCAAACTTGCAAGTGACGTCGTCGAACAATTTTGCAAACATCGCGACCCTGCAAGCCGACGCACTCTCAAATAGCATTCGAGTGAGCACGTTGGAGACCGACCTCTTGAGCAACGCCATCATCCTCACCGATGCGGTGTCAAATCTCGCGGCAAATAGCGCGCGCATTTCCGCCCTCGAAGTCCTGCCCGCCCAGTTGGTGGATAACAGCGCACGCATCGCCGCCCTTGAGGTCGACCCCGTGTTCGAAGGCATCATCACAGGGGATGGGGCGAACATATCCAACCTAACCCTGCAATACATTTCTGACATGGGAAACACGACGTCGAACACGCTTCATCTCACCGGGGACGTCGCCATCAAGACGGATGGTTTCGTAGGCGTGAACATCGAACCCCAATATGAGTTGCACGTGGGTGGAGATGTTCAAGTCACTGGAAATATTAATTCGGAATTCGTAACCCTCAATGGCGAATCGAATCGAATCACGGGAAACACCACGATTCAAGGAAATCTCATCGTTCATGGCGCGACGTCCTATTTGTACTCGGAAAACCTGTTCATCCGTGACCCCATCATTGGTTTAGGGAACAATGGCCTCGCCGACACGGGTATCATCATCGCCGTGCAAAATCCCGCCAACGTCGTGTTTGGCTATCACGCGAGTGCGACGGAATTCATCGTCGCCCATAGCACGAGCAGTGTCGACGGCGTGTCCATCACCCCCGACCCCACGAATCCAATCAACTTTCACGTCTACGGCGACCTCGAAGCCAATACAATCACGACCGTGGCCGACGTGGTCGTCGGCGGGAATCTCGAAGTGCGAGGGAACACCACGTTCTTACAAGTAGATAACCTCGCCGTGGACGATGCGGTGATTAAAATTGCCGCGAACAACACATTGACCACTCTCGATTCTGGTGTGGTCATGCAAAGAGCCGAAGCGAACGTCGCGATGGTGTATCGAGGCGACGAGAATGAATTGATGTTCGCGTACACCAATGACGACGCGTCTGGTCTCGATATCACGCCTCTCACGACGCGACAGATGAACGTCCACGTCTACGGCGCACTCTACGCAGATGAGAGCATTAACGTGAACAGCAACACATACATCACTCAAAGTGGTATGGTCTATGCGAACGTGTACTACGGCGACGGTGGTCTGCTTTCGAACATCACGCAGACCCTCGAAGGCATCACAGCCATCGGGAACACCACGCCGTACACGATTGAATTCACGAACACGACCGAAGGCATCAACGCGGTCGCGAACATCGTGACCCAGGGATACTATTTTGGAAATGGAGAATTTCTCGGGGGCATCTCAAATGCATACGTCACACATGATATCATTTCATCAAATTTAGAAACTGCGAGGACGTACATCACGTCCAACGCAGACATTCTGAATCAAAACATTGCATCAAATTTGGAAACTGTGAGAACATATGTCACCTCGAATGTGGACATCCTCAATCAAAACATTGCATCAAATCTCTCCACGACCAGAGATTATATTACTTCCAATGTGAACATATTGAATAATAACATTGCATCAAATTTGGAAACTGTGAGAACATACATCACATCCAATGTGGACATCGTCAATCAAAACATTGCCTCAAATTTGGAAACTGTGAGAACATACATCACATCAAATGTAAATATTTTGAATGATAATATAGCTTCAAACCTCACGACTGCAAAAGTGTACACGAATGACATCGTCGCATCTAACGTGGACATCCTCAATCAAAACATCGCGTCGAATCTGGAAACTACGAGGACCTACATCACATCCAACGTGGACATCCTCAATCAAAACATTGCCTCAAATTTAGAGACCGCGAGGACGTACATCACGTCCAACGTGGACATCTTGAATCAAAACATTGCCTCAAACTTGGAAACCGCGAGGACGTACATCACATCCAATGTGGACATCTTGAATCAAAACATCGCGTCGAACTTGGAAACCGCGAGGACGTACATCACGTCCAACGTGGACATCTTGAATCAAAACATTGCGTCGAACCTCGCGACTGCAAAAGTGTACACGAATGACATCGTGGCATCCAATGTGGACA